GGGATGAACATGGAATTAATACCGAGGAATTTTCCAAACATTGGTGTAGTAGAGGCAAAGCTACCCGAAGATGTAACAAAAGATATATGGAAGGCTATTAAGAAGGCTAGAAAAAAACCAGAGAACATGAAGGGCGAGCTTGCGGGCAACATTAGCTCCTCTATCCGTCTGGACGCTGACTCGCCCCAGCTTGCGGAGTTTCTAAATACAATACTTCCTGAGTTTATTAAAAGCCACATTGAGTCCTATGGCGCTCCTTGGCGGGCAGTTATGAAGGAGGGTGAGGGTTTTAACTTAGAAAGCCTGTGGGTAAACTTTCAAAAGAAGCATGAGTTCAATCCGCCCCACGATCACAGCGGAGTGTTCTCGTTTGTTATATGGATGCAGATACCTACGTCCTACGAAGAGCAGAAGAAACTTCCGATATGTGCTGAATCAAACGCCAATGGCACTATATCTAACTTTGCATTTCACTACACAAATTCATTGGGTCGGGTATCCCAATTTATTTATAACATGGAAAAAGAAGCAGAAGGTTACATGGTCATGTTCCCATCAGAAATGAAACATGAAGTCTTTCCGTTCTATGAGAATGACGGAGAAAGAATATCAATCTCAGGAAATGTAGACATAAGGGAGTTAGGTAATGTCTGAGAAAAAGATTAAAAAAGTTATAAAGGGTTTAAAGAAAGCATCCAAGCTACATGCTGGTCAAGCTAAGACATTAACGACAGTGTTAAAGAAAAAGAAGAAATGAGTTTAATTGCTTCTTTAATTGGCCCTGTATCGGGGATCTTAGACAAGGTAATCCCTGACTCTGACATGAAAGCCAAGCTGGCCCATGAGATAGCGACCATGTCCGATACCCATGCCCAGCAGGCGTTGCTTGCTCAGTTGGAGATCAACAAGGCTGAAGCGGCGTCCGGTAGCTTGTTTAAGGGCGGATGGCGGCCTTTCGTAGGGTGGATTTGTGGATTTGCTTTACTGTACCACTTCATCCTCTGCCCACTAATTATATTTGTAGTGACACTTTCTGGTGCAGCAATACCACCACTGCCTGAGTTTGACATGGGTAGCCTTATGACAGTGCTACTAGGCATGCTCGGCATTGGCGGATTGAGGACATTCGAGAAACAAAAAGGGCTAACGAAGTAGTGTGGGTGCTGGTTTGGATGCAGTTAATCTCGGGGCAACCCGTAGAGTATTTCCAACTAGCGGTGTACGGAAGTAATGTTGAATGCGAAAAGAATAGAAAACACGCAGAGATTATGGTAACACACAACGGAATCGCCGTTGCTTGCTTGGAGGTTAAGGTATGAAGATGTTTGTAAACTTATACTATAGGATCAAATACAAATTAACGGGTGTGCTATATCACAAAAGCACTAATGTTAATGTTACAGGCGTTACGGGAACTGTACTTAGTAAAAGTCCTATGACAAAAGGAAAAAAGAAATGACCTTTAAACTATCAGCACGAAGCCTAGACAGGCTTATCGGTGTAGACGAACGACTTGTTTCCGTAGTAAAATCCGCAATCCACCATACAAAAATAGATTTTGGTGTGATCTGTGGGATGCGAACCCACAAAGAACAAGAAGACCTTGTGGCAAAGGGCGCGTCACAGACGATGAAATCCAAACACCTTGATGGACTTGCCGTGGATCTTATGGCATATATTGGCTCAAGGTCGTCCTGGGAATTAAATCTTTATGACGATATTGCCGCTGCTATGGCTGAAGCGGCTCGCGAAATTGATGTGCCCCTTCGTTGGGGTGCTGCTTGGACTGTGCCAAATATCGCACATTATCGAGGCGGCACGATGGAAGATGCAATGAACGAGTACATTGATGAGCGTAGAATGCAAAAACGCAGACCGTTTATAGACGGACCACACTTTGAACTTATGATTTAGGAGAGTACGATGAAGAAGAAAAAGGGTATGGCAATGGGCGGCAAGATCAAAGCCAAGGGTATGGCATTGGGCGGCGCTGTGATGCCAATGGGCAAAGACCCCAAAACTGGTAAGCAGGTTCCTAAGTTCGCCATGGATGGCGTAGGCAAGATGGCTAAAGGTGGCCGTGTCAAAGCCAAAGGTATGGCAATGGGCGGCAAGGTCAAAGCCAAAGGTATGGCAATGGGCGGCAAGGTCAAAGCCAAAGGTATGGCAATGGGCGGCAAGGTCAAAGCTAAAGGTATGGCCATGGGCGGCAAAGTTAAATCCAAGGGCATGGCTATGGGTGGTAAGATTAAATCCAAAGGTTACGCATTGGGTGGCAGTATCAAGTCCAAAGGCGCGGCTATGGGCGGCGCAGGCTTCGGCGCAGCTCGTTCTTCAGGAAAAGCGATAGTCACCTATTAATGGCCTTTCTACAAAGTAACATCCCGCACTTTAAGTGCTGGGTGCGGCGTGAGTACACACACAACCATACTGCGTACCACGGAGAGTTTTTACATGCGATGGCGATTGGCGTCACCACCATGCCGAACCGATGCCTGAGTTTTCAGGTGATTTTCACTGGCTGCGAAGCGGACATCGAGGGTGTACCTAATGTCCACGGCGGAGCTATGTGGGCGAGAATGCCCATTACGGCCTTAGTAGGGGACACTCCATTTGAAGAGTGGCCGGAACCGATGCCTGTTCATGCTGCGCAACCTTGGGACTGCTCGTCCCACACGCATGCTGTGTATCAAATGGACCGAGCTACTCCTTGTCCCTGGCTTGCAAAGGTCGGCAGCGAGTTCTATCCCGCCAAGTACATGTTTACTGTAGACTATACGGATAGCGAGATTGCGGATGATCCTGCCCAGCATAAACAAAGTCATGTGCTAGAGTTGTTGGACGCGGGAGAGTACACAGGAAATATTGTGGCGTTGCCTAATAACCGTGTTCGTGTAACCCATCCAGCGTGGTTTGAAACTGGGCAAGGTGCCCCTGACTTCCGTCCATCTCAGAACATACACTACTCTAAGTCTGATCTAGATTATACGTTAGATGTTAATCAAATCTTTGACAACATTTACAACGATACAGAGGAGGAGGTTTAATGGACCTTGTAGACTTTTCGACATACATGTATAAGCTACTACGAGAGCGCGAACAAGATATTGCAAGTGCTCTTGCGCATGACTCTGCCAAAGACTGGGAGAGTTACAAACTTATGGTAGGTGAGATACGGGGCCTGACCTACGCTCGTGAGGAAATTAAAGCCCTGCTGGAGAACCACGCTGAAGATGTCGAAGACCTTATTTCTTCCTGATCATGTAGCGCAGAAAATTAGCAAGGACCGAAAGGCTGAGACTTCAGCCGAGTCGTCCCCTGTAGATAGCGCGTATGTTAACACCGCGGATCGAGTATTAGATCCTGCACTTTTAGATACATCCCTGATGGATCGACTTCCTCAACCTACGGGTTGGCGACTGTTGGTTATGCCGTACCAAGGTACGAGCAAAACGCAGGGGGGTATTCACATCCCTGACGAAATCCGAGCTCGAGAGGCCGTGGCGACTGTTGTAGCTTACGTTCTGAAGCTTGGTCCTTTGGCATATAAAGACCCCGGCAAGTTCGGTGTCGATGCTTCACCGTGGTGTGGAGAAGGTCAATGGGTTTGTATTGGCCGATATTCCGGTTCTCGTTTTAAGATTGACGGTGGAGAAGTTCGCATCATTAACGATGATGAAGTTATCGCCACACTCTTAGAACCTGACGATATCAAGCACGTCTAGGAGATGACAATGTCACAAGAAAACGAAGAGGTCCTTGATGAAGAGGACACAGGCGTAGAAGTCGAAATTGATTCTACGGACCCAGAAGAAACTCCGTCTAAAACTGAAGATGTTGTAGCGGATCCTGCTCCTGATGAGGATGAGCTTGAAAGCTATAGTCAAAAGGTTCAGGGCCGGATTAAAAAGCTGACGGAGAAATACCGTAAAGAAGAGCGTGACCGTGAAGAAGCGGTTACTATGGCTCAACGGCTTTTAAATGAGAACACCAAGCTCAAGACCCAAGTCAAAAACTTGGATAAGGGCTACGTTAACTCAGAAGAGGGGCGTATTAAGAGTCAGGTTGCCGCTGTTAAACAGCAGTATCGTGAAGCGTATGACAATGGTGACAGCGACGCAATGTTTGCAGCGCAAGAGCAGTTGTCTCAAATGACCCTCATGCAAGAGCGTGTTCGGGTTGCTAAACAACGTCTATCTGTTCAGGAAGCCGAACCTGCAGCACAGGAAGTACAACAGCCTGCCGCTGCACCGCAGCAAAAGGCAGCTACGCCAGACCCTAGAGCCCAAGATTGGGCCGATAAAAACGAATGGTTTGGCTCAGACGAAGTTATGACTTATGCTTCATTTGGCATTCATCGCAAATTAGTTGAAGAAGAAGGGTTTGACCCGTCGAGCGATGAGTACTATAGTGAAGTTGACAAACGCATGCGCTCGGAGTTTCCACAGAAATTCAAAGCGGCGAAAAGATCGGGCGGAGCACAGGTCGCACCTGCTGGCGCTTCAGCTACCCGCAGTACAGCTAAATCAGGGCGCAGGTCGGTGAAGCTATCACCATCACAAATTGCGATGGCAAAACGTTTAAACGTCCCGCTTGAAGAATATGCAAAGTATGTGAAGGATTGAGAACATGACTGACAGAAAACCTCGCGCAAGCGAAACACGCGAAACAGAAACGCGCCGTAAACCATGGGCCCCGCCCAGCCGCCTTGCTGCACCCGAGCCCCCTGTGGGCTATGTGCATCGTTGGATTCGTACCGCAATGCGCGGTGAAGACGATAAGATGAACGTCAACACCAAACTACGCGAAGGATGGGAACCTGTTCGTAAGGACGAGTATCCAGACTACGAAGCACCCACAATTGACGAAGGTCGATTTGAGGGAATCATCGGACAAGGTGGACTGATGCTGTGCCGCATACCTGTCGAAACCGCCAATGAACGATCCGCGTATTACGGGACCCGGACCCGCGAACAAATGGTAGCAGTAGATCAGGATTTAATGAAGGACCAACATCCTTCTATGCCGATAACTAACAGTCGGCAAAGTCGTGTATCCTTCGGAGGCTCACAAAAAGGCTCCGAGTAACTTTTGAGGTGCTATTATGGCAAATTCTAACGGATCGTTTGGGCTACGCCCAATCGGCATTGTTGGGCAGGGTGCGAATACTACTGGGGCAACTCAGTACCGCATTGCGTCTAACAACAATACTAAAATGTATCAGGGTTCTCCCGTGATACCCATTGCAGGCGGAACTATCTCTGTAGCGCAAGCTGCTGCTGGTGGTAACGTTGCATTCTTGGGTGTTTTCTGGGGCTGCGAGTTTGTTCGCTTATCAGATGGCAAGAAAATCTTCTCTGCAAGCTGGCAAGGTACAGCGGCGGGTGCAGATACAACCTTCCCTGTCACAGCGTTCGTGTACGACAACCCAATGCAGACGTTCACTATTGCAACGTCTAATGTCGTCGCAGCAGTAAACACTGAAGCGGAAGTCCGCGCAATGGTCTTTAAGAACATCGCGATGGCTACTGCTACAGCGGGCAATGACACTTCTGGTATTTCTACGGCAACCGCCGATTTGAATACTGTTGCTAATACTGCTGCACTGCAGTTGCGTGTTATTGGGGTTCAAGAAGATCCTGACAATGCTGACTTCACAGTCGCTGGTGTCCCATTAATCGTACGTTTGAATACAAGCTTTAATTCCGCCAATGGTGGTATTGTTGCAGGTACTCCTACGTCTCTCGGCATATAAAGGAGGTCTAAAAAATGGCTATTTCACGCGCACAACTGGCAAAAGAGCTAGAACCCGGCCTCAACGCACTTTTTGGTATGGAGTACGGTAGGTACGAAAACCAACACGCTGAGATTTTCACTACTGAAGCTTCGGATAGAGCATTCGAGGAAGAAGTTATGCTATCCGGTTTTGGAGCAGCACCTACTAAATCAGAAGGTTCTGCCATTAACTTCGACGACGCTAACGAAGCATACACAGCTCGTTACAACCACGAAACCGTTGCGCTTGCCTTCTCAATTACTGAGGAAGCAATCGAGGACAACTTGTACGACCGCCTTGGCAGTCGTTACACGAAAGCCCTCGCTCGTTCAATGGCTCACTCTAAGCAGGTTAAAGCTGCCGCAGTGCTGAACAATGCGTTCACTGCGGGGAC